TCGAGGTCGTTTTCTCAACGGGCGCCCGGGTGCTGAAGTACGACTGGGCCACCGACACCCGCTACGTCGAGGACCTCCCGCTCGACGGGATGGACCTCTCGACGCTCAATTCCGGCGCCCACGTCCTGCGGTCGCACGGCTGGGAGACCGGTGGCCTCGACGACGTGCTCGGGTCCACAGTCCCGGGCTCGGCGAAGGTCGTTGGCACCGAGGCCCGCACCCGGATCGCGCTGTCGCGCGCTGCCGCGGACGCCGACATCGTCGGCAAGATCCGCGACGGCATCATCCGCAAGCTCTCCTACGGGTACGAGCGGATCGGCGCGCCGGTCGTGACCATTGATGAGCAGACCGGGAGCGAGGTCCGGACCTGGGCCGCGCACCGGCCCTACGAGCTGTCCTTCGTGCAGGTGCCCGCGGACGGCGGGACCGGCACGCGCTCCCGCGAGGATTTCCCCGCCGCGCAGGCGGACAACCGGCAAAAGGAGGAGACCATGACCCCCGAGGAAAAGAAAGCCCTGGAAGACGCAGCCCGCGCCGAGGGCGCGAAGGCAGAAGCGGCCCGGCAGACCGAGATCCGCGCCCTCGCGGCCAAGGTCTCCCTGTCGGACACGGACATCCGCGCGATGCTGGACGATTCCACGCTCGCGCCGGCCGCCGCCGGTCTGCGGATGCTCGACCTGGTGGCCGAGCGTTCGGGCCGCGACGAGATCCGCGGTCAGGTGTCCGTCACCGCGGACGTGGGCGACAAGACGATCCGGGCCATCGACGGCGCCCTCGACCTGAAGGCTGGACTTCGGTTCGACCTGCCGGACGAGTCGCGAGAGTACCGCGGCGCGAGCCTCCTGGACCTCGCGATGTCCTGCCTCGCGCTCCGGGGCGTGAACACGCGCGGCCTGACGACGAGCGAGAAGGCAGCAATGGCCTTGCACTGCGGGGCCCGCGCCCCGGCCGCGCACACCTCGGCCGACTTCCCGTACTTGCTCCAGAACACGGCCCAGAAGATCCTCCGGGTCGAGCCGCCGGAACTCGCGGAGTACAGCTACTTCAGACGGATCGCGACCCGCAACGACTTCTCCGACTTCAAGACCCGGTACTACCCGGCGATTTACGGCCTGGGCGTGCTCCCGGTCGTCGCGGAAGGTGCCGACTACGAGGGTGTGACCATGGGCGAAGGTCGCGAGTCGGCCATCGCGGTCAAGCGGGGCGCGGAGTTCCGCCTCACGATGGAAATGATCCTCAACGACGACCTCGGCGGGTTCCTGCGCATCCCGCGCAAGTTCGCCCGCGCCGCGGTCCTGACCGGCTCCTACGTGTTCACGCGACTCCTGTCCGTCCCGCAGACCATGGGTGACGGGCAAGCCCTGTTCCACGCGACCCACAACAACCTGTCCACGGATGGCGGCGCTCCGACCGCAGCCCGCATTGATGAGCTCGACGCCAAGCTCCGCGCCCAGACGGACGGCAACGGCGAGGTCATCGGCCAGCCCGCACGGTTCCTGTTCGCGCCCGTCGCCCTCCGGCGCGGCCTGGAGCAGAAGTACAGCGACCGCTACCAGATCGACGACCCCGACGACGTGATGACCACGCCGATCGCGGACGGCAACCGCCTGTACCTGCCGCACCTGTCCGGGACGGCGTACTACCTCGGCAACGGCGACACCAACGCGGCCGAGTACGGCTACCTCCAGGGCGAGGGCGGGCCGGTCGTCGAGCGGTACGTGGTGGAGAAGTCCGACGCCGACATCTTCCACTGCCGGCTGGTCTTCGGCGCCGTGATCCTGGAGTACTCGGCATTCGCCAAGAACCCCGGAGTGTGATCTCGGCCGATGGAGGTGACTCCGTGAAAAACTACATCAAGGAAGGTGACATCGTCACGAGGACCGCGCCCGAAGGCGGCCTCGTGTCGGGCCAGCCCTTCATCCTCGAACACGAATTCCTGGTCGCGGCGGCCGACGCGGCCGCGGGCGTGGACGTTTCCTGCGTCCGTCGCGGAGTCGTGGACCTCGCCGCGAAGGCAGATGACGAGTTCGTGCAGGGTGGCCCCGCCTACTTCAACTCCGAGTCGGCCGAGATCGAGGCCGAGGATTCCGACGACAACTTCCTCGTCGGCACGGTGGACGGCCCGCAGTCCGCCGGCAACATCGTCCGGGTCAACCTCCAGGGCGTCTACGTGGGCGCCGCCGGCGGGGACCTCGACCTGAAGGCCGACAAGGTCGTGCCCCACGTTGTCCACAACTTCGCCGGGCTCACGGCGGGCGGGAACCTGGAAGATTCCGGCATCGCCCCGGACGACTTCAGCGAGGCCCAGGCGGCGTGCGAAGCCGCCCAGGCCGCTGCGGAAGCCGCCCAAGCGGGAGCCGAGACGGCTCAAGGACTCGCAGAAACGGCCCAGGGAGCGGCCGAAGCCGCACAGGTTGCCGCAGAGACCGCGCAGGGCCTCGCGGAAACGGCACAGGCCGCCGCCGCGGCCAGCGAAGCGAACGCGGGCACGTCCGAAACGAATGCTGCCGCAAGCGCCTCGGCGGCATCCACGTCCGAGACGAACGCGGCGACGAGCGAGTCCAACGCAGAGGCCACCATCACGTTTGCCGTCAAGAACATGGGCGGGACCACCATCGACGCCGGCTGCGTCCTGAAGCTCAACCCGCTGTCCGACGGGGGCGCCCGGGCCGCCGACCTGTCCAACTGGATCTTGGACAACTCGGCCGACGTGGACCTGTACGGAGACCTCATCGACGCCGGTGGCGGGAATTGGACCGTGGACCTGTATTCCGACCCAGAGAAACTCACCAAGGTCTCCACGGGGACCGGGGCGGCGGGCGGGACCGTCGCGCTGACTTCGGCGGGCCCGGCTGGGTTCGCCGGCAAGGTGGATGTCGTGGGCGTGCCGACCGCCGGGGTGTTCACGGTCCATCGCCCGAACGGCACCTCCCCGATCGAGGTCATCAAGGCCGAGGTCGGTGATACCGACTGGTTCGCCGTGGCGACCACCTCGATGGCGACTGGCGTCACGGGGCGCGCGATCCGCTTCGGTCGCTGGGACTTCATCGGGGGCCTCGACGCCACGGTCATCGCGCAGATCGGCGAGGACGTGGCGATCGGGGACGAGATGACCCTCGTGGCCTCCGGCGTGGACGGTGAGTGCGAGGTCGGCGGGGCCGGGCCCCGTATCGGCATCGCGCTCTCCGGGTGCGTTGGCGGGGTTGTGGCCAAAAACGTGAAGTGCCTGGTCGGGGGATGACGTGGCCGGGATTGACGACATCACGGAACGCATGACCGACGCTGTGAACACGACGTTCGGCCGGCCCCTGTCGTTGACCCGCGGTGCCGTGACCATCGAATTTTCGGGGATCCTGGACCTCGACGCCCGCGTGACCCCGATCTCGCCGACCGACGTGCCGATCGAGGGCGTGAAGCCCCGGCTCGACGTGAAGATCGACAACCTCGGCGCCCTCGGGCGACCCCAGCACAGCGACCAGATCCATGACGCGGTCGCGGGTCAGGATTTCGAGGTGGTCGAGGTCGAGGACGGCGCCCGGGGTTGCGTCTCCTGCTGGCTGCTGGAGGTGACGTTGTGACGGCAACCCTCCTGCGTCAGTCCACCGTCTCCCTGCTTACCGCCCTGACCGCCGGGGAGCCGCCCGTCGCTGTGTTCCGCAACGTTTTCGATTCCCGGACAACCCCGCTCGCGCCGACTGAACTGCCCGCCGCGATCGTGGTCTCTGCGCCCGCATCCCTGTCGGCCCAGGTCCAGGACTGGTGCCTCTGGTACCGCAAGCAGACCCTCGTGGTGTCCGTCGAGTTCGAGGCGGCGACCGACGCCGTGCTCGCCGCCGCGTGCGATACCTATGAGACCGCCGTATGGGCGTGCCTGACCGGGGACCGCGACTGGCGCCAGTCCTGGAATTCGGCCCCGACCGTCTCCGTGCAGGTCGGCCGGGACGCGCAATCCGACCGCCGCCGCGGGGTCGTCGAACTGCGGTTCGAGGGTCAGTTCGAGGTCACGATCCCGGACCCGTCCACCATGGGCCTGCTCCGGGAAATCCGGCTCGCCACGATCGAATCGTCCCCGGCCGCGGAAATCCGCGTTGAAACGGAGGAGTGAAATGGCCCCCGTCAGTCCCGTCCCGTATTCGATCCGGCTCCCGCTGTTCTGGGGGTCGGCCCAGCCCCAGGCCGCGGTCGCAGGACAGGCCCAGCGACTCGCCCTCGTCGGCACGGGCTACGAGGCGCCCGAGTCCATCACCCCGACCTTGTTGACGTGCGCCGAAGACGCCGCGGCCCTGTTCGGGCGCGGCTCCGTCATCCACCGGATGGCGATCCGGGCGTTCGAGCAGTACAGCATGGCCGAGGTCTGGGCCATCGCACTCGCAGTCGAGGCCGGCGGCACCAGGGCGACCTGGGCATCGGACATCGCCTGCACGTCCAGCGGCGCCGGAACCCTTCGGATCTGGGTCAACGGCGACTATGTGGACGTGGCGATCGCCGCCGGCTTGAACCAGGCCGGAGTCGCCGCAGCCATCGCCGCCGAGTTCCCCGCGACCTCGGACCTGTGTGTGACGGGTACCGTGGTCGCTTCCAACGTGGCCTGGACGTTCCGCGACAGGGGCACGGCGGGCAACTCCACCCGCATATCCGTGGACCCGACCGTTCCGCTGCCGTCCGGTCTGACGATCTCCATCGCGGACGACGACACGGGAGCGACGGACCCGGACCCCGCCGACGCCGTGGACGTGATGGCCGACGTGGTCTACAGCAAGATAGCGGTCTGGTCCGAGGCCGCGGCACTGGAAGACTTCGGCGCAGAGATGGATTCTCGCTGGGTGTACGACCGCCAGCAGATGGGGCACGCGTTTTTCGCGGCCCACGGCGCCTCCGCGGACCTCGTGTCCGGGCAGGTTGCCGCACCGACGCCCTACGCGCACGTGTCGCACGTGGCCCTGGAGGAAATCAGCTTCGAGGACTACGGCTACACGCCCGATTATGAGGTGGCCGCCGCCATCGCCGCCGCCGCGATGGAGTCGAGCGAGTCGGCGCCGGGCCTCAAGATCGGAACCATCGTCCTGACCGGCTGCAAGTCCGCGGATGCGGGCCACCGGTACAGCCTGACCGAGCGCAACCTCCTGCTCCGCTACGGGTACACGACCCTGTCCGACGCGGGCGGGGACATGGCCGTGGACCGCTGCGTGACCGCCCGCTGGGCCAACACGCAGGGTGGCCGGGACGAGACGCAGTACCACTGGTACAAGTGGGACGCGCTCGAATACGCCCTGCTGACCCTGCGCTCGATCATCGAACAGACCTACGGGCGCGTGCGCCTGGTGGACGATGGTCCCGGCCCGGTCCCGCTCAACTGCTGCACGCCCGATATGGTCAAGGGCACGATCATCGGCTGGTACGAGGGGCTGTGCCGCGACGGCATCGCCCAGGGTGCCCAGGAGTTCGCGGAGGCCGTGACGGTCGTCAGGCCCGAGAACGACACCGAGCGGCTCGATGCCGTGATCCCGTTCCAGGCGGCGAACAACCTGGAAATCTTCGCGCCGCTGATGTGGTTCCGCTGACAGGAGGTGCCCAATGCCCGCGGGAGGAACCCTGTATCTGACCATCGCTGGCGTCCAGAGGGGCGTCACGGGCGATTTCTCCGTCAAGGTCGGCGGCCCGAAGCGCGAACCGATCCCGGGCCTGTCCGGGGCGGGCCTCGGGTATTCCGAGACGATGGAGGACGGGGAGATCGACTGCACCCTCGTCACCACGTCGGCCGTCCGATGCACGGACGTGATGGACTTGTCCGGGGTCGCGGCAAGCCTGAAACTCGCCAACGGCCGCGAGTATCACACGGACCAGCTCTACTACCGCGAGGGTGACGCCGTGGACCCGGTCAAGGGCACCTGGAAGGTCAAGTTCGGGTGCATCGGGCAGTTCCGGGAGGTCTGACGATGGCCCTGGCGACGATCCAGCTTCGCGAGCCGATCCGGGTGCGCGGCGAGACCCGACGCGTCCTGGAGGTGCAGCGCGAGGTCACGCTCGGGGACCTCATCGCCCTGGAGGAACAGGGCCTCGTGCTGTTCGGCGACCTTCGCCCGGACGGCCAACTCCGCGCACTCCGGTATCTCGTACAGCAGTTGTGCGGACTGCTCCCGTCGGACGTGGACGGGATCAACTGGTTGCGCGACTACCCGACCGTGAGGGACGCCATGCTCCCTTTCTTGCGGCTCCCCGAGGATGGCGAGCCGCCGCGGTCGGACTCGTCCGGTGCGGATTCTCCCCTCGCCACGTCGAGGGGTTGACGCTCGCGCGCCTCCGGTGGTGGACCGAGGCACTCTCGGAGGCCCAGGAGGCGTGACAGGTGGCGGCCAAGTCCTTCAGTGTCTACGCCCACCTCAAAGGCGATGCCAAGGTCGCGCCCCTGCTCCATGGCCTCGGTCAGATCAAGGCCGCGGGCAAGTCCGTGCAGTCCGTGTTCGGTCTCGGGGCCAAGGCGCTTGGGTTCCTGGGGATCGGCGGCCTGGGCGGCCTCGTGAGCATCGCCGGGCTCGTCACCGGGATGCGCGACCTGGCCCTCTCGACAGCGAATCTGGAATACAGCCTCGGCCGGATGTCCAAGCGCTACCAGATCGGGGTGGGCGAGCTGCAACAGTGGCAGTACGTGGCCCGCAAGCAGTTCGGTGGCTCGATGCGGACCTTCCTCATCTCGCTCGGCCAGGTGCAGACTGGCGTGGGTCGCGCCTACATGTTCCTTGCCCGCGCCCACCCGACCCTCGCGGCCGGGCTCCGCTCCGCGAGGACCCCTGCCGACGCACTCCGGGTCGCGCTCGGGGCACTCGCGGACAAGCGCGCGAGCTACGAGCAGCGGATGCTGCTGGCCACCCGCCTGTTTGGCCAGGACGGGGCCGCCTGGGTGGGCGTCGCCGAGCAGGGCCGCGAGAAAATCGACAGCCTGATGCAGGCCGCGGCCCGGTACGGGCTCGCGACCGAGGCGGGGGTGGGTAAGGCGAAGGCTCTGCGGGATGCACAGATCGATCTGGAAACCGCTTTGACTGGCGTCAAGATTGCCATCGGCGAGCCGCTGATGACCGTCGTAACCAAGTACACGACCGCGCTGGCGGAGTGGACCGCGAACAACAGAGACCTAATCGCGACAAAGGTCGAAGATTGGCTCGGTCGGGTCGGGGTCGTCCTCGAAACCGCCTACAAGATGCTCAAGCCGGTCCTGGAGGGGTTCGAACGCCTCGACGAACTCTGGCAGACCCTCCTGGAGGCCGAGGATGACAAGAACAAGACCTCGCTCTCGCGCCG